TGCGATGACCATGACGGCGTTCTCTTCTGCGTTTGAGTCGATGTGGATCGAGTTTCTAAGGGCGCCGGTCACATATGGTGCGCGATCTCGAGCTTTGCCTGCGATTTGCCATGCCATCTTGAAGGTGCCTTCCTTGATGCGCTTTGGCCATTCTTTGATGACCTGCTGGTTCCACTCGATCTTCACGTCCGTGACGACGATGCCCTTATTCTGACTCATCTTCTGTCGCTCCGGTTGGCCTTATTTTGAGCTCTACATGCTCGATTCGACCCGTGTGTTGATTTCTACCCACTCCAGCATCTTCGATGGCGTAGACGCGATTCTGTGCGTCCAGGATGGCGTAATCTGCGACGAGTGTCGATGGGTCGAGCGTTGGGAGCTCGTATGGTTTGCAGTAGATAAGCGTGTCGCTGAAGATTTCCGCGTTGCTTGGGCTTGGATCGTTGTCGGCGTTTGAGCCTTCGTCCATGATGACGTGGATTTCTTCTTTTTTGCCGAGCTTATTCCCTGCTATGGTTCCGAACTCCATCGGTGCGATGTAGAGCGTCGTGATCGCATTCGGGAATGCTTCAAAGACGTCCATCGCAGCAGTGCCTCGCTGATGATTCGACCTTGATGGTAGTTCCGCAAGCGCTGAAGGCTTCGATTGTGTCCTCGAATTCTTCGTAGATGGCCGCGTAGGCGTTGGCAGCATTCGATGTGTTGAATTCTACCCTGAAGTTGCGAATGTTCTTGCTCTTGATGCCCGTCTGCCCTCCGCGTCGATTGAGGACTGCCGCCATGAAGTTGGCCAGCAGTTCTTCGAGCTCGTCTGGCATTGACGGGTCATCTGGGAGCTTCTCCAAGCAGAGGAAGCGCGCCAGGCGCTTGCTTGCGACCCCGACGAGCTTTGTCCACTCTGCATCTGTGTAGCTGGACGCGTCTTGTCCGGTCCAGAGCTTGTAATCGTCCTGACTCATGCTTCCTCCTTATGGATTTATTATTCGGATTCGCCGCTTAGTGTGATTGCTACTGCGGACTTGTGTTCGCCAAGCGTACCCCAGCGAGGAGTTTCATCAAGCAAGATGTCCTTGTTGGTGCTTGTGTCGAAGTCTGCGCGGACGCGGATGTTGCGTTCGCCGCCGGTCTTGTAGGCCTTGTCGACGAGTACGATTGCGTCTACTGATGCGTTGGCCATCCAGGTTGGGGTGAAGACGCGAGCGACATCAAGGATGTTCTCGACGCTCTGGCCTGGCTGGATCAAGTAGTTGCTGCCGACCTTAGCTTTGCGGAGGTCAGTGATGACTGAGCTCTTGGCGATGATGATCTGGCGGCCTTCTTTCTTGATGAGGCCCTTGGCGCTGACGACTGCATCGTATAGGTTCTCGCCTGCTGTTGCAGTGTAGCTGTCAGCAAGTGTGGTGCCGATGCCGGACTGAGCGGTTGCATCAGCTAGGATGCTGAAGAAGCCACGGGTGCCATCAAATAGGCGATAGTCTGGATCGGAGCCGGATGGTGCCTGGCGGCCGTCACCGATGACTGCTGCGCGTTCGACTTCTGCGAGGATGGCTTCGACGAGTTCCTGGGAGCGGAAGTCGATGAGCCATGGGTTCTCGTAGAGTTCGGTTGCGTCTAGGTCGAGGCGCTTGTAGACCATCTTGACCAAAGCATCGCGAGTTGCGTCTGCGACGGACTGGTTGGCCTTTAGGTCGCCCTTCTTGTGACCCTGAGCGCGGGATTCGCTTGTAAGTGCGTGTACGCGGAAGCTCTTTGCTGGGATGAACTGGAAGAAGCTCAAGATGCCATCAGATTTCTCAAGCGCGTTGACGAAGTATTCTTCGACTGGTGCTGGATTTGGCAAGCCGGTGATTCCGTCCATGCTCATGTGCTGTGATGCTACCTGGCGCCATGCAGCGTTGAATTCTGCGCCAAAGCGACCGACTCTGCGTAGAGTGTCGGCGAATGCGACGTGGCCAGCTTCGCTGTGTAGCCAGTCGTTCTGCTTGACTGCTGCTACTGGTTGCTGAACCTTGTCTTTGATGATGACGACTGGGCTCTTCAAAGCGTCAGTCTTGGTTTCGGTGGTTTCTGCCACGGTTTCTTCCTCCTCTTTAGTTTCTTCGAGCGAGTCGGCTGTTGGCTCGGTTTCGCTCTCTGGAGCGTCGGTCGTGAATTTGTCTACGATCGAGCTTAGTTCCTCAGCGAGTTCGCGCTTTAGAGCTGCGCTCTCGTCTGGGGTGAGATTGTCGGCGATGATTTGTGCCATGTCATTCTCCTTAGTTGTTGATTGGGTACCATCCGCCTCGTCTTCGCGCCCCTCCGGGCCTGTTGCGTTGGTTGGCTTATGGTCGAGTGTCTTAGCGCGCGGATCGTTTCCTGTTAGCACCATCGAAATCTCGCGCAGAATTCCGATTGGTTCCTCGATTTCTTTTCCTGTGCCGAAGTAGCCGTCCGGGTACCATTCCATGCCGATGCTATAGCTCGCATCTTCGCTGATGGCCCAGGCGTGGTCTGCTAGGGTGTCGTTGTCTGCGAAGTACATTCGCGCATGAAGGCCGTCTTCTTCGAGCCAAACCTTGCAGGAGCCGAATTGCTTCTCGATGGTTGGCACGATTTCGCCGTCGATGACCTCGCCGTGATCGGCTTGGGCTTTGACGCTGTATTTCTCCGTCTGCTTGTCTGGGTTGGTGTTCAGGTCGGCGATTCTGTATAGTTCGCCGTCATGGCCCATGACGTAGAGGTTCGCCAAATCTCGGACCTCGCCCGACTCCATAATCTGCCCGCTGTTTGCGAGGATGTTTCTGAAGCGGCGCTCCGAAGATTGCTTAGCGTCGGCCACGAATTGTGCGTTGATGGTTGTGGTCTTCATGGCTTGGTTTTAGTGGCGGAACGACACGGCTCAAAAAATCCCCGAGTTTTGGTCGGGGATTTGTGGTCTTTTAGTCGCCGAAGTCGACCATGAAGTAAAGGCACGGCGGCAAGTAAAGGTTATAAACTCTGCCTGTTCCGTAGTTTGAGAGCGGAATTTTGACCTTCCCGTCGGTGGAGATTTCCAGAGCAAACCTTGCGAAGTTTTCCGAATAGGCTTGCGTACCTCCGATTTGTAGGCCAAGACATCCATCTGCGATTGTGATCGCTGTAGTTGGCCTGAATGGTGTCTGAATTTGTAGATAGGCACCATTAGCGTTTATGGAGCATGAGCCAAGGAAGCCGTAGATCTTGCCGACGCTTCCGTCAGCATTCGATGCTGTGTGTAGATTTCCATAAAATCCACCGGCTCCAGAAGCAGTGATGTTTGAAGCTGGATAATCAGCGAACTGCGTCATTGTGAACTTAGCTTGGAAGTCAGCAAGATTCTGCGCGGTTGTCGCAAGGTCAGCGATGAGCGTCTGTACTTGAGCTGTTTCGACCTGACTCGTTGTTCCTGCCGTGATGACGCCTGAGCCGATGGTGGTGACGTTGGTGCCGACGTAGATGGTCGCCAGGACGATGTAGTAGGCCGTGCCACCTGTTGCGCCGTCTGTTGTGATCGCGCTGCGGATTGTGGCTTCGCTTGGTGCTGTCGGGTTGGCTGCGACCGTTCCGCTGACTGCGATGATGCCGCAAGCCGTCGGGTTGTCTGTGGTGGTGTTGTCGCCCGTGCTTGGGTTGTCTACATAAGCGACGATGGCGTCGATGCGGTTGTTGGTGCTTGGCGCGCCTGATAGTGTGACCTCGACTGGTGCTCCGGAGCGGTTGTTGATCGTGAGTTTATTTCCTGCGTTGTCTTCTGCGAGCGCCACGTCGCGCGTTCCTGCGACGCCTCCGAGTTTCACGGTCATGCCGGTCTTTGGTACACATTCCCAGCCGCTCACGATGCCTGCTGTGAAGCTGGCTGTGATGTCATTGAGCGCGTTCGGACTGGTGCGGCCGCTGTAGGCTGCGTTTGTGCCGATTGCATTATTTGGATTTGTCATGATTCTCTCCTTTATGGTTGAAGTAGTCGAAGCTTGTGACCTTGATGACGATCTTCTGAGCGCCGCAGTCCTTGCAGTTGATGGTGCAGCTCAGGCTGTCCTTTGTATCTCCGAGGACCCGTCCGCACTTTGGGCATTTGATCTTTATCATGCCAGCTCCTCGTTGAAGTAGCAGCGGCAGTTGACGTGGGCGTTCGGAATGAGTCCTTGATCGTTCCACTCGGATTTCTCCCAGGCGACGATTCCGTCCTCTTCGATGACGTGGCCGTTCTTGAGTTCTTCTCCTGCCTTGACGTCGATTTCGTTCTGCCATGCTTGTCCTAGCGTGACCGTCTTGCCGTCCATCGCTGCGCATGCGTCGCAGGTCTTGCTGTCTAGTGAGCATTTCCAGACGAGCTTGACTTTGAGGTCGTATTCTTGAGCGAAGTTCTCGTCGGCTTCTAAGCGTCCGGATTTGAAGGCGTAGACCGTCTCATTCCTTGCGATCATTCTGGCGCGGTATTTCGGGATTATCTGTTCGAGCCTCTTGCGCATCTCTTCTGCCGTCAATCCGCGTGTGTTGTTTAGGATGGCGCGCATCTGCTCTCGAACCTCGTCTGCGTAGCCGGCCACGATTTGAGCCGTGCGGATTTTGATTCTGTCTTGGAGTGAGCTTGTGATCTGATAGCCTTCTTTGGCCACCTGAGCGATGAGTTCCTTGAGGTCGGCTTCCTTGACCATCTTCGCGATCTTCTTGGCTGATGCGTTTCCGCCGAGGTTGGCTTCGTTCTGAAGAATTTCCGTGATTCTCTCTGCGACCTCGTCCTCCGTGGTGCCCGGATTCTCTTCGATGATTGCTCTTGCTAGGTCGATGAGTGCGTCGTAGATTTTCTGCTCCTCCGGGGTGAGCGGTTTGAGCTCGTCGATGATGTAGTCATGATCGTGCTGGCAGTCGTCATGACTATGAAGTATTAGCTGAGCTTGCGAGGGAGCCTCAGCGTCGTGTTTGTGTTCGACTATTGAAGAAACTTCGTTCTTCTCTGCCAGCACCTTGGTCCAGATTCCTGCCGCGACCTTGTTCCAGGCTTGTGGCAGTTCGAGCGCCTGAACGGATGATGTCGGGTCGGCGCCTGCTTCGATTAGCGTGATGAGTGTGTTCGTGTTCTTCTCAGCCGTTTCGGCTTTGGTCTTTGCGCGGTCGGTAAGCTCTGGGATTTCGAGTTCGAACTGGATTCCGTAGCCTAGGCCTCCGGTGATGCGGTCGAGCTCATGCTGGAACTGGCTCCAGAAGCCGAGGAGTGCCGGGTAGACTCTGCGCTTGATGAATTGCTGGTCGCTGAGTTCAGCATTGCTGTATTTGGCCGAGCTGTCGTCGCCCATGATGAAGTTCGAAACGCCGACGGCCTTGTTGAGCCTGTCGTTGATGATTTCGACGATGCTCTCGATGGCCAGCGTGTTGTTTGCGCCCTGGATTGGCTTGACCTCGATTTGGTCCTTGCTGTCGCCGGTGTCTTGTAGGAATTGGCGCCATGCGTAGACCGTCTTGTTGTGGTTCTTTGCGCCCTTGAGCTTGCTCTCGAGTTCTTGGCGGACTTGGTCGTATTTCTCCTTAGTGCTTGCCGTGATGAATGTGATCGTTGATGGGATTGCGCCGTTCTCGAAGTAGGCGCGCTGGTATTGCGCGATCAAGTCATCCGTCTGAGCCCATGCTCTGGCTGCGCTTGCTGGGCTGACGCCCTTGAATGGGTCTTCTGGGCTTCGGCTGAAGCGGAGCGTCATGACGTCAGCTTTGGTGAGTCGCTCGGTTGTTCCGTCTGGATTCGTAATGTCGAAGACGATTTCTTTGCCGTTCCAGGTTGCTGCTCCTGCTGGGATGATCGTGTAGCCGCTGACGTGGCCGTTCCTGCCTGATTTGTGGACGTGAATGTATAGCTGGTCTTTGGTGAGGTATGTTGCGAAGCAGAGGTCTGCGAATTCTGCCCAGCTCATCTCTTCGTTCGGGTCGTTTAGGATTGCGAGTTCGAGCGTCTTGCTCATTGGGAGCTTGTCGCCGTTTGCGTTGACGCCGAATGGTCGGACGACCTTCATGTCGTTGATGAGTGGCCTGACCTGGGCGAAGAGGTTCTCATAATCGGAGCAGATTGGGCTGAGGATGAGCCTCTGACGGATTTCCTGCGCGATCTTCTTCGATTCTGCGAGCCTTGATGCGATTTTGGACGCTGCGCGGGCGTCTAGGTAGTTTCGGATTGCGCCCATTTAAGCCTCCTTCTTCTTGCGCGTTGTCTTGCGCTTGGTGGTCTTCTTTGGTTTCTCTGCCTTCTCGTCCTTCGGGATGAAGTCGTCGATTGTTTCACGGAAGATGAGTCCGTTTGTGAAGAATGGGAGCCTTGTGACGCCAGCGAAGAGTGCCTCTTTGCAGAGGTGTGATCCTTCTGGGCTTGCGAAGCTGATTTTCTCGACCTCAAGTCCGGCCGTGTTGGCCTTCTCGATTTGCTTCTCGCCCCAGTTCTTCCTGGATCCGCACATCGGGCAGTCCTGGTAGACGAGTTTAATTGTCATCTT